TCTACGGAACAGTCGGCCAACACGGTCGAGTTGTTCACGGATGACACGTCTGCTCCGGCACGGTCTGATAGCACTGGACACTCTGACAGCGAAACGTCGGATTTCAACCCGGAACAGCACGATTGGCTGAGAGGCGATATCGAAGCTGTCCCAGAACAATACAGGGGCTTAGTCCCGTTAGCAAAAAACCTACAGGCGCAGTTTACGCGCACGCAGCAAGACCTTGCTGAACAGCGTCGTCAGTTACAAGAGCAGCAGGGCCAGTGGGCAGACCGCCTACAGCAAATGGCCGTGCCGCAACAACCGCAGATTGATCCCATACAGGAGATGCGGCAAAACCTGTCTGAAGAAGACGCCCGTGGCATTGATGCCGTCGAGCAGATTATTCAGCACAGGGTCGGCGCTCAGATGCAAGAGATGCAAAACCAAGTCGCGCAGCTACAGCGGCAGCTGTCGTATGCAAACCAGTATGTCCAACACCAGCAAACCAGTTACATCGGAACGCAGGTGGAGGAAGCGCGGAATGAGTATGGCAGTGACTTGGATGGCTACACCGAACAGATTGTTGCTACGGTGAAGATGAATAATCCGAACACGGGGCAACCCTATACGGTGAAAGAAGCCTACGAGCTACACGCAGGTATTACCGCTCAGAAAGCAGCCCAGCTGCGCGAGAGCGATACACAGGCGCGTAGGTCGAGTAAACGTGCTGTGCGGTCTACGCCAGAGGTTGATGCTAGTGAGGATACTGGCCCTATATCCGATAACGAGGTGTTGTCGGGTTTAGCCAACTTAGGGTTTGATTAGAGGATAATTCACCATGGCAGCGACCAGTACGACCGAAACTTGGGACGCCGCATGGACGCTAACGATGCGAGCCAAGCGCAAGGAGTTGACCGACAACTTCTTCGACGCTTATCCCACGTTAGATATGTTCAGAAGCGGCGGTGCGCTTGTCACCGAAAACGGCGGCAAGGAAATTCAGTGTGACCTCATGTATTCGGGCAACAGCGCCCAGTACTTTAGCGGTTACGATGTCCTAAATACGGACGCCGTAGACGGCATCACGGCAGCGTTTTATCCGTTCCGTTATGCAGCAGTACCTATTACGATCAACTACACCGAGGAAATGGAAAATCGCAAGAGCGATTCAGCCATGAAACTGCTGGAAGCCAAGACTCGTCAGTCTATGCTGACCTTGCGCGACCAGATCAACTCCTCGCTCTACAGCGCCCAGACGGGCAAAGCACCTTTGGGTTTCCAAGACATCATTGCGGATGATCCGGCCTCTACGCCTACGACGTTGGGTGGTATCACTGTTAGCGGCAATAGCTGGTGGCAGAACAAGTCCAACAATGCTACGTCGGATACGTCGTTCAAGACCATCACTGGAACGAACTTCTACGAAGGTATGCTCCGCATGGCTTCGACGTGGAACGACGTTTCTGAGGGCAATGAGCAGCCTACCAATATCTTCACGACGAACGACATCTACGCTTCGTTTGAAGAAATCTTTGAAGGCACGGGTTACCAGCGTTTGAGCGCCAATGACGCTCCGGGCGTTGATGGCCGTCTGCCTTCGTTCCGTGGCATTCCGGTGCAGTATGACCGCGATTGCGCTTCGGGTAAAATGTACTTTCTGAACACCAACTACTTGAAGATGCACATGCAGTCTGGCATGAACTTCGCCAAGACGCCCTTCAAGGAGCCGTCAAATCAGATGGCAAAGGTTGCGTTTATCGTAGTCGGTCTTCAGATCACGACCAACAACCGCCGCCGCCAAGGCGTCATTTACAACGTCACGGCTTAAGGGAGGGTTAAACAATGGCAATTTTACACGCTTCGCCAACGACCACTTCCGCTACGGATGATCATGGCGTTGGTAACATTTTTGATAGCCCCGATGGCAAGAAGTATAAGTGGGTCAAGGTCGTTGACGTTGACCTTGCTGTTGGCTATGTGGTAACTCCGGCTAGCGTTGATGGCACGGAAGTGACTGCTGACCGTGACGGTTCGCAGCTTGCTCTCCGTGGCGTCGGCGTAGCACTTGGCACGGTAGACATTTCTGAAACGCCGTACTGCTTTGTGCAGATCGCTGGCGTAGTAGATGTCTTCAGTGACGGATCTGTTGCTGCTGGTGAAGCTGTTGTTGCTGATTCAGCAACGGACGGTTTGGCCGACACGATGGCTGACGGTGAAGAGGAGCAGGTGTTTGGGTTTGCGCTGGAAGCTGATTCTGGCTCGCCTGTTACCTGTGCTGTTTACTTGGTGGGCTGCTACTAGTAGCGCCACAGGAATTAACCTAAGATGGTGGTGGGGTTGGCAGGTCAAAAGGTTGGCACACCTTTAGCCTGTTACCTCACCACTATCTAACATTTAAAGAGGATAACCATGGCAAAACGTATGCAGCAGCATACCCTGTCAGCAGAAGTAGCAGAAGCGGCATCATCGACTACACCCGTAAAAGAAGAAACGGCTAGCGTGACGCCAGATCAGATTGCCCAACTGATTTTGAAGGGCAGCGACGATACGAAAGAAGCAATTCGCAAGGCGCTCGATCTGGACAAGACGCACACCCGTCAGCGCCGATCCAAAGTCACCAACAGCCAAGTGCGGAATCATGTTAGGGCTGTAGGTGAGGTAACACACGAACCTAGTTTCATACCCGACCCGCCATCGCGCATCACGGATCGTGGCCCGGAAGCTGTTCGCATTTGGACAGACCGCTGGCTAGAAAACAACGGAGACAACCTCTCTGAATACGATCTGGATCAGATAACGGCGGGTGCTGAGATGTAAATGTCGGAAACCGTAGGGCAGATAAACGCTGCTACATTCTTTGGTGATGCTGCACTATTTGGCGCTCTTGAAACAAATAGTGGCAAGTTTGAAACATTAGAAGCAGACACCGTTACGTTTGGTGGATCGTTTACTGTCCCATCACTGACTACTGTAGAGCGTGATGCGCTTACAGCGGTCAACGGAATGCTGGTCTACAACAGCACCGACAATAAATTTCAAGGGTATGAAGACGGCGCGTGGGTTGATATGAGGGCTGCCGTTTTAGGATGACCAACATTGAAGTCCTACAGATTGCCTTACGAAGAGTAGGTCTAAACACCACAAGCTCGACTTTCAAAGACAGTGCGCGTGACTACCTCAATATGGTGGGCCGCGACATACAAAGTCGAGAACAATGGAACTGGCTGTTTACGTCCTCTACGTTTACTACCGTAGCCGACACGCAGACCTACTCGCTCGCCTCAGACGTGCTGACACCGTTGTCGTTTCGCAACGTCACGGAAAACCACGTCATTATCATCAAGTCTACCCAAGACATTGATGCAGCTGACCCGGATGCCAGCATTGATGGCGATCCTCGCTGGGTTGCCATCAATGGCATTGATGCAAGTGGTTCAGTGCAGGTGTCGCTCTATCCTACGCCCGACAGTGCTGATACTATCGGGTATCGCTACTACCGCGAAATACCAGACTTTACAGAGGCTGAAGACAACAACAGCCTCGATCCGTATTACCCCCTCGTTATACAGCCAGCACTCATACATGGCATCACGTCGCTCTACAAGCAAGAGAAGGGCGATGAACAGGGCGCTGCGATAGATCGCAATGAGATGGAGCGCGTTATTAGCGTGGCCTCTCGCCAGAATGCAGCCATACAGGGCAACCGCAAATACCGTATGCGGAGGAGCGACGACCAAGTAGCGGGTCAGTTTAGTTACTCTCCGACAGAGGGGTCGTTGTCCTAATGCCAATAGCTGCACAGTCACTGCGCCTCGGCCCTTGGAGAGAGGGCGTCAATTACAGTCTGCCAGCCGAAGATATTGGCCCGTCCGGCCTGTATGATATGGCAAACTGCACGGTGGGTTTGGCAGGTGAAGTGTCTAAGCGTAAGGGGTTCGAGAAATACAATAGCTCCGCAATGAACAGCGGCGCGACAGTAACGGGCTTGGGGCAGGTTGCACTACAGGGAACAGAAAAGACCTTTGCTTTTTGCGGTGACAAATTCTTTGACGTAACAGGCGGCACGGCTACGGATCGCACGGGCAGCACGACCATCACAGCAGGGAATGATTACACTTGGCAATGGGTGTTGGCTGGCAATACGCTGGTGGCTGTCAATGGGCAAGATACGGACGCGATTAAGTGGACGGGTGCTTCTAATAACGCAGCAACACTTGATGATGATGCGCGGTTTACTAAGCCCAAGCACGTTGCTTTCTGGGAAAACCGTCTATGGATGGGCAACACTGATGGTTTATCTGATAGGGTCTGGAGGTCTGAAGCTGGTGACATAGAGCATTGGCAGGCACATAGCTTTTATAGTATGGGCTATGATGTAACTGGGTTACAGCCATTCCAGAACACGTTGGCGATACATACCGAATATGGTATACA